TCATTATATTATCCAGATCAGGCTTATCATACCGATAAATACCATCAAATGCATCAGCTTTCTTTTTTTTGCTCCATGATTTAGCAGGCATAAATCCAAACTCATAACTAATCTGAATAGGTTCTTTACCAAACATCGGCTCATCTAAATCATATTTTTCTTTTATTTTTTCTGACAAGTCTTTTATATAAGCTGTTTCTCTTTTACCTTTATAAGCCGTTCCCCATCTTGTCGTCACAACGTTGCGATGAGGAGCTACGTTTTCATTTAAATAACATTTAAACTCCCATTTCAAAATACAAATTCCTCCATCCCCAATTGTTTCTTTTCACTAATTGTAATCTTATTGATAATAACCTGTGGTGTTTTTCTACCCATCCAGGTATTCTCACTGGCTGATCCCAAAATATCAAAATATAATAACTCTGAATTAAACTTCTCTCTAATATCTAATCCATTAAATAGAATGAACTGAATATTATTATAAGTAAATTTCATAACCTTACCATTATAAGAAATAAACTCTAGTCGAACAGGAATGCCTTCAAACCCTAATACTGGTTCACTTAAACTACCACCAAATAAACCAATATTGTTGTTAATATCATTGATGGGAGAAATACTAGCGTTATTTTCATTATATAAAGCATCAACATAAACTGCTTCAGGTTTTAAATTAAGACTGCTAGATAGATTCAATAAATCTTCAGTATTATTTTTTCTAAACTCTACACCTGATGCCTGTTCATGTCCTGATGCTTTAACTAGTTGAGTATCATTTAACCATGTACGCATAGGAAAGTCCTCAGGAGACCTCATAGAACCCATATATTCTTTTATGTCTTCTGGATTTTCACGAACAACTAATGCTGGTACTTTAAACTTACTAGCTACTCTAGCTGCAATTAATCCAGTAACAGATGGCGTGATATTGGATGGAATTTTTGCAATAGCTAAATTATCTGCTTTGCCTAAGTAGAATAAATCTTCAACTGTTTTAGCAACAATTCTATCTTGTTTTGATTTAACTTTTTTTAATTCTTCATACTCACATTCATAAACTGTTAATTGATAAATATGCTTTTCAAATTTACCAGTTGTACGATTCTTTTTTGACTTTTTAAAGTTAATTAATTTACTATCATCAGGTGTTTGAGCTAATGAGTATAATAGGTTTAAACGCTGTTGTTGACTACCAACACGAGCAACAGCGTTCATCTTAGGAGCGATATTAAATGCTACTTCATGGGGGGAGGGGGTATTTGTGATAAATAGTTTAAATAGCTTGTGATTTTCAAACAGCTCTAAACCTTTTTTAGTTACTGCATGAATCTCATCATTAGCAATATCAGACATATCTGTAATTTGACCTAATGCAACCAATGATAACCAATCTTCTTCGTTGAACTGATTATTTAACTTTTTGTTTAAGTATCTTAGAAATAAATAAACCATACCAACACCTACATAATTAGTATTTACTTCATCATTAAAATTAGATTGATTATTAACAATGATAGCAGGTGTATCATCATGACTATCAAATTGGTGATGATCTAATACAATAACATCTATACCTGCTTTAGATAGTTTATTATGCCACTCAATATCATTTGTGGCTGCATCTGGTGTAATTACTAAATTAAGATGATGATTCTTAATCAGATCATCAGTAGCCCATTTCAATCCATGAGTCTTTTCATCTGATACAATAAAATGCACATTTGTTGATAATCTTTTCGTCACTTTATATAATAAAGCAGCAGACGACATACCATCTACGTCACCATCAACTAAGATTCCAATTGCTTCATTATTATTAATAGCTTGCATATAGCGTTCATACGCTTTATCAATATTTAATAAGTTTTCTGGATTAGTCATGGGCGTATTAGTCATACTAATACCATAATAACGAACCAAATCAGTTAATCCATTGTTTCTAAGTGTATCTTTTACAACACTATTGGTTTGCTTACCTCGTAATTTAAAGTTTAATTTGCTCACATTAACTCTCTTTTCTTCATTAATTTCTCAAATACTTCTTTACCATTGTCTACTGGTGACATTTTTTTGTCAAGTAAATTATACCTATCCCATACAACCGAAACAGTATATTTATTCAATAGCTTTTCAAATATCGAAGCAACTTTTTGCTCATATCTTTTAGCCTCTTTAGAATTTATATCATCAAACTCTTTATCTAAAGCCACAATAACTTCATTAACCCCAAAACTATCTAATAACTTCATCTGTGCGTTGGTCATCATAGTTCCATTCAAAGCTACTGCATTACTATTACCATACATACTATCCATTAGCATCACTGACTTCTCAGCCTCAAATAAGATTACCTGGTGTGTATTTCTAATCACATCTGCATTCTGGCATAATCCATAAAGGTTTCTTCCAGTTGGATATTTATATTCAATACCTTTATGCCAAATTGGAATATACTTAAAACCTTTATCAACTGTAGTTTTGTCTAGATTTCTAGCTCTAATACCAACCAATCTACCATCTACATCACGATGTGGAATAATAATGCGATTATTTTCTATGTCGAATGATATTTCAAACTTATTACTTGTACGAATAGAAATGCCCTCTTTTATCCAACCAATGTAAGGTAATGGATAAAAGTCTGATAATACGTTATCATCAAATGATTTAATAGGCTTTAATTCAATTTCTTTTTTAATCGTTGTTAATGGATTATATATAGTATCAATTATTTGGCTATTCTTAAACCCACCACGATTACTAGAGCTAATATTAAATCTGTCTGACAACCAATCCAGTGCCTCATATAGCTTAAAATTAAATACCTTTTGAATTAGACCTATCACATCAAAAGATCCATCATGAGTATAACACATAAACTGTTTTGTTGATTCATAAAAATATAGCTTATGAGAATCACCACCATGACAAATCGTTAATGACTCAATATGGTCTTGAGTATATTTAGGCTCAGCACCTAAAGACTCTAGTAATGTAAAGACATCATTATAGGAGATACTATCTTTAATTTTTTTAATATCTGCCATTAGAATTCCATCCCTTTAAAATTCTACTTCACTAACAACTGCATCTTTATCACCTAGTTTTACTTCTGTTGGTTTAATATCTGTGATTAAGTTATAGCTATAATCTGTAATAAACAGTGGTGTTTCACGCATATTACCCATATTATACTTAGTCCAAATAATAATATCTGACATACCGCTACGATTTTTAAATATAAAGTGACCAAAATTTGGTTGTTTATAGTTATCAATATCTTCAGATAAAGCATCTAACTTCTTTAAATCTGCTTTAGTCGTCTTAGCCATAACAATACCATAATCAGCCTTGTTAATAGTTGCTGAACCACCACGTAAAACTCTAGCTCCACGTGATACTCTGATATTTTCATCTTCCGCATAACCATTTAATTGAGTAGATGACATAATAAATATACCATATTTTTCAGATAAATTCTTTAATGAACGTGACAATTCAATTAAGATTTCATCTTCACGAAGATTATGTCCATACTTTTCCTGTAAACTGCGTGATAGTTTTGGACTATTTTGAATATAATCAAATACAACAAACTTGGTGCCATGTTTGATAACATTTTCTTCAATAGTCATTTGAATATCTGTTACTGAAAAATCTTCAATATAAACAAATTCCATTTGAGATTTCTTGATAACTTCAATTGCATGCTTTAATCTATCCATCTGGTATCGGGTAAAATTACCCTCTTCGATTTCTGCTGTTGTAAATCCTGATACATAAGCCAATAAGATTGTTTGCAATTCATCTTTATTCAATTCTGTTGAAATGAATAATGTAGGGATAGTGGCATTGTTAGTTTCTTCCCAACCCTTACCAATATTATAACGCTCAGAGAAAGAAATATTAGCCATATCACGTAAAGCTGATCGCGTTTTTCCATTCCCACTTTGGGATGACCTTAACATAAATCTGCCACTCTGCATACCTCTGAATAGTGTATTATAATAACCATCCATAAATGGATGTCCCATTACAGGTGCTTCACTTAAACGCTGTAATAAACTATCAATATCATCTTTGGCATCAAACCTAACAATATCTGAATTATTTTCATTAATATCATTACGTAAATTAATAACCTTTTCTGTGAAATAATTGACAATATCTGATATGTCAGCACTATCAATTTTTTTATTCATCTTATTAATGATATTAATATCTTGTTCTTCGTAGTCAAACCAATCTTTAATATCAATTCCTTGATTATAATATTGACGTAGCACAGAGAATTTTTTGACTATCTCATAATCATGATTAAATATAAATTGCTTTTCTGATTCTTTTGCATCCGCTAAATACTGAGCACCACTTGACACCGACCAAATCTTATAATACTTAGGAAAAGGTTTAAGGTATTGTTCAACAGCTACAGGTGTAATTTCATTTAATTGTCCATTAGATTCGATAGCAATATTATTAATTGCATTAAACAATGTCTTATGAAATGTCTGAACGAAGTCATTATCTGATAGATTATATGTTGATC